CAATTGAAGACATCCCTGCTAATACTTTTGGGTTTATTTACATTACCACTCATATTCCGAGTGGGATATCATATATCGGAAAAAAATCGTTATATCACAATGTAAAGCGCAAATTAACCAAGAAAGAACTTGCTGAACAAACTGGAAGGGGTAGAAAACCAACTACCGAAACAATCCAAAAAGAATCTGATTGGAAAACATATTATGGTTCTGAAGATTTCATCAAACAAAGAATCAAAGAAAAAAAACAAGACGAATTTAAACGTGAAATAATCCATTTTGTTGAAAATAAAAAAATGCTTACATATTTTGAATGTAAATACCAGTTTATACATGGTGTAATAGAAAACGAAAATTATTTAAATAGTAACATTCTAGGCAAATTCTATAAAAAAGACTTTGCTATATAATATTTTGTTATTATATTTAAGGGTTATGGTGAATGAACTATTAATCAACTTAGTAAACTCTGTATTAGGCTCCGGTAAACGTACCGCTAGAGGCAATCAAGCCTATATGTGTCCTTTTTGCAACCACCATAAACCAAAACTTGAAGTAAACTTTACTGAAAATAAAGAAGGTATCAATAAATGGGCCTGTTGGACTTGTGGTAAGAAAGGTAAAACAATATATAGTTTATTCAAACAACTAGAAGTAGCATCTGAAATTATATCTCAACTTAAACCACTAGTTAAATCTGGAAATTTTCTAGAAGACACTTCTGTAAAGGTATATGAAGTTAAACTACCAGATGAATACAAACCTATATCAAATAGTAAAGATATTGTAGCTAGACATGCTGCTGCATATCTTAAATCAAGAGGCATAACACAAGACGATATTGAAAAATACAATATAGGATATTGTGATGGAGGTCCATACAATAAAATGATCATAATACCTTCATACGATGAAAATGGTAAATTAAACTTTTTTACAGGTAGATCATTTGAAAAAGAACCATTTATAAAATATAAAAACCCGGATACATCTAGAGATATAGTTCCATTCGGTTTGTTTATTAACTGGAGTTTACCTTTAATCTTATGTGAAGGACCATTTGATGCAATCGCTATTAAACGAAATGCTATACCTTTATTAGGTAAAAATTTACAAAACAATCTAATGAAAAAAATAGTCTCATCGACTGTTCAAAAAATATACATAGCACTGGATTCAGATGCTATGAAACAAGCTATAAAATTTGCTGAAGAACTAATGAACGAAGGTAAAGAAATTTATCTAGTTGAATTAAAAGATAAAGATCCATCTTCAATGGGTTTTGTTAATTTTACCAAACTAATACAAAAATCATTTCCCTTAACTCAATATGAGTTGATGGAGAAAAAACTATCATTACTATGAGTAAAAAAACAATTAAAAAATCTTATAACAGGATTCTAGAAATCTCTGAAGATGCACAACAAATCACATTACCAGATTCTAGATATTATAGACGAAATGGTAAATATTACCCGTCAATAACATATGTTTTAGGATACTATCCAAAAGGTAAATTCTTTGAAGATTGGCTAAAAAAAGTAGGATATGCTTCAGAACATATTGTTAAAAAAGCTGGAGAAGAAGGTACTCAAGTACATGAGATGATCGAACAATATCTAACAGGAGAAGAATTAAATTTTCTATCCCCAATAGGTAAACCATTATATAACCCAGATGTATGGCAAATGTTTTTACGTTTTGTTGACTTCTGGGAAACATATAATCCAACATTAATAGAAGCTGAAGTACATTTATTTTCAGATGAAATTAAAGTAGCTGGTACTTGTGACTTGATAGTTGAAATAGATGGTGAATTATGGTTGATAGATTTTAAAACATCAAATCACATTCAGCCAACATATGAACTTCAAACAGCCATTTATGGAAAATGTTATGAAGAGTGTTATGGTAAAAAAGTAGACAAATATGGTATCTTGTGGTTGAAATCATCTAAAAGAAAAGCAGCCAAAGATAAAATGCAAGGTAAAGGATGGGAAATGGTTGAATCAGAAAGATCGTTTGAGGAAAATATTGACATATTTAAAACAGTAAAAAAACTATTTGATTTAGAAAATCCTACACACGCCCCTATATTCACTGAATTCAAAACTAAAGTAAAGAGAAAGTTGTAATATTTATCACATATGATAAAACTAATCCCTTTACTTAAAGAAATTCAAAGTAAACCTAAAGCTATTATTATGGCTGGAGGTGCATCTGTAGGAAAATCTACTGTATTAAAATCAGTAGAATCTATTTTAAAAAATTTTAAAAATCTAAATGTAGATAATTATGTAGAAGATAAAGATTCTTCTTTATATGGTAACTTAGCAGGCGCTACTTCTCAAATTAAAAAACAAGATTTACCTCAAGCTATATCAAACAAAGAAAATTTGATATATGATACAACAGCTTCAACTTTATCTACTGTAACTCCTATTATAGATAATTTAAAATCAAATGGGTATGATGTTATGATGATAATGGTTTACGCTCATCCAATTGTTTCTTTTTTGAGAAACTATAAAAGAGAACGTAAAGTACCTGCAGTAGGTGTTTTAGGTACATGGGGTAATGTTTATAATTTAATAAACGAATATAAACAAATATTCGGAGATAATTTCATATTGGTTAAAACACCTTCATCTCCTGAAGAAGACAAGGCAATACAAGAATTTGAAAAAGCATATAATAGTGGAAAATTAAAAGAATATTTTAACGATTTACTATCCACAGGTGAATTTCAATCTACATACAGAAAAGACGATACTGGCATATCACCTGAAGAACTTGCTAAAAGAGAAAAATCTAGAGAAAAAACTTTAAAAACATTAGAAGATAATATAGATAAAATAGCAAATACTTTTGATAAAGTTCAATCTGATTTAGAATCAAATGTTACGGATATTAAAGAATTACCTAACAAATTAAGAAGATTTACAAAGTAGTGGAAAACGGATCTAAAATTATCGGAATATATGGTGGCGGTTTTAAACCACCTACAAAAGGACATTTTGAAGTAGTACAACAAGCTTTAAAACAGTTCCCTGAAATGGATGAACTTTTAATATATGTTGGAAGTGGTGAAAGAGACAAAGTAGATCAAGCTGAATCTGTGTTAGTGTGGAATATATATAAAAAACATCTCCCCTCTAAAGTATCAGTTGAATCTGTAAAAGCACCAATAGGAGACATATTTAAATATGCTAAAGATCATCCCGAAGAAAAAATATATTTTATTTTAGGGGCAAGAGAAGGAAATGAAGATGACCAAACAGATATAACTTCAAGAACAAAATCAGTTAAAGAAAAATACCCTAACATTGAAGTTAAAATTATCACTACACCAGATTCAGGTATAAGTGGAACAAATGCTAGAAAAGCTTTATTTCAATCTAGAGATGAATTTTTTAAATATATTCCTAGTGTTTTATCTCCTGTTGAAAAAGAAAGAGTATACACTTTACTAGTCCCTGAACTAATAAGTGAAAACGCATCATACGCGAAAGACATCGATTATAAGCAATATATCAAAGAATTGACGAAGGATATGATTAAAAAAGGAATGAACGTTACTCCGCTTCCTAAAGTCATATTTAAACATAGTGATATCAATAATGCTAAAGATTTTTTTGGTAAAACAGCATACTATGAACCACAATCAATGTCTATTGTTTTATATACAGAAGGACGTCACCCTAAAGATATTGTAAGATCATTTGCACATGAAATGATCCATCACATGCAAAATGTAGAAGATAGATTAGGTGATATTACAACAACTAATACACAAGAAGATGATCGTTTAAATGATTTAGAAGCAGAAGCTAATTTAAAAGGCACTATGACTTTTAGAAATTGGACAGATAAAATGCAAGAAAGAAAAAATAAAGATCCATTTGGTATTACAGCATATGCTTTAGAACTAGCTCGTGGACTACAAGAACAAGAAGATCCAAAATATAAAATATATGTTGATATGGATGGTGTTGTAGCTGATTTTGATAAGCGTTTTACAGACCTAGCAGGTATGGGTCCTAGAGAATTCGAAGAAAAATATGGTAAAAATGCTTTTTGGGATTTTATAGATGAAGGGGACAATAAACTTGTATTTTGGGTTGGTATTCCTCCTATGCCCGATGCACAACAACTTATGAATTTTGTATCTAATTACGATTATGAAATGCTAACCGCTCCTTCATTAAAAAAACAATCAGTAATGGGTAAAGGTTTATGGATGAAAAATCAAACTAATAATGGGTTATTTTCATCTAAACCTAAAGTAAATTATAAGAGTGCCAAAACTAAAAAAGACTTTGCTGCCCCAAACCATATATTAATAGATGACCGAGAAGATACTATAAATAGTTGGAGAGCTGCAGGGGGAATTGGTATATTACATACTAGTGCTGCTAGCACAATCAATCAATTAAAAGAATTAGGTTTATAATATGAAAGATAACGTTTTAAAAAAAGAGTTTTCAAAAAATGATGTACAACGTGTCCGTAACCTTGTCCAAGGTAAATACGGTGATAAAACCATTCAAAGTGTAGGTTATTCTAAAAAACAAGAGTTTCACAAAGAAGGTGATGTGTGGGAAGAAGATGGTCGTAAATGGACTATCAAAGATGGTATTAAACAAAACATAACAAAACTAGATAAAGCAAAACAAGCCCATGTTATGCCTATGTTTTGCCCATCATGTAAAAACATGATGAAAAAGACATTCGATAAAGAATATTATCTTATACATCAGAAATGTTTTGATTGTGTTATTGAATTTGAAACTGAACTTAGACGTTTAGGTAAATTTGAAGAATATCAAACTAGTATTCAGAATGCTGAAATAGATGGTTATATCTCTAATTTGAAATCATGGGTAGAAGATGAACTTACCATATCAAACAATTCGTTTGTAACCGAAAACGGTGATGTAGAAAGATGGGTAGGTGATTTAGATAAAGAAAAGGTAAAACAATCACTAGACGAATCAATTGAATACCTTGAAAGTCTCAAGAAATAGCACATATTTATAAAATATAAACACCAACATGAAAGATATTAAAAAAATACAAGAATTTTTCTCTAAACCTTTAAATGAACAAGAAGATGCCGTTGACACAATTACAATGGATGTTCCTTTATTTATACGCATGTTAGAGTATGCTAGAGAAGATGCTAAAGAAGATATGGATTTACATGATGTTACTGAAAAAGCAATTGCATTAGGTAAAGAAAGAGGCATCTTACAAATGGATGATTATAATGAAATTGTAGGTACAACTGAAAGTACACCTATTCAAGAAATGATAAAATCTGTGTTAAACGGGAAAGGAATTAAACGAAAAAAATAACATATTTATAAATAAATCTAAGATGAAAAAATCTGAAATAAAAGAAAGAATTAAAAAGGCTATGATGGATGAATACATGGTAGACTATGATGATAACCTAGACGAAGCTAAAAAGAAAAAAGACGCTGAAGAAGAAATCACAGTAGATGATATAACGGATGAAATACCAGCTGAAGAAGCCCCAGCTGAAGAAACAGAAACAACAGTAGATGTTACTACAGATCAAGTAAATCCAAATGTAAAATCAGTTCAAGATGCTTTAACACAAGCCCAAGCAGCTGCTAGAACTTTAGGAGATGATAAACTTACAGATCAAATAGGAAACACTATTACATTCTTTACAAGAGCCCATATTGTAGGAGGAGAACAAAAAGATGCAAGTTTAGAAGAAATTGAATTATACGAAATTACCCGCATGAAAAGAATTGCAGGTATTATTAAATAAAAACTATAAAAAATAAAAATTATGAACTCACAAGAAATTTTAGACAAAGTAGTAGAATTACTAGAAACTTTAAAAGAAGAACACAACAAAACATCAAAAGCAGCACACGGTAGAGCTAGAAAAGTATCAGGCGAAATTAAGAAATTAATGGCTGAATATAAAAAAGCATCTACAGCTGAAGATAAAAAATAAATAACACATGCCATTATTCACCCCAGAAGAAAAAAAAATATTTGATCAAGAGGTTGAATCGGTAAAACAAGGTATGCTTGCTAACAAACGTGCCCTGGTTTCAAAATACGGCAAAGATGCTGAAAAGGTAATACAGGGTAACGCTGTTAAAAAAGCATTAAAAAAAATAGAAAATTTAAGACAAAATCAAGAAATGGAAAATAACAAACTTAAAGAAATGGTTAAAGCTGCTTTAACTAAACCATTAAAAGAACAAGATGTTGAAGCAAGAGCTGATAGAATTGGAGGCGAAATGGAATTATCTAAAATGATGAATTTACTAGACGAATTTGAATCAGCATTAGAATCCCATGATTGGTCTTACATGATGTCAGATGATAAAAGAGCATATGAAAAAGGATTAGCTGAAGAAAAGGAATTAGAAGTTATAGGAGCACAATTGTATAATAGTGAATATAATAAAGAAGCAGAAGAATTATATAATACATATAATATATTCAAAAATGTTTCATTTAAAGATTTTATAGCTCCTGTTAAATCTTTATATGAAAAAAAAGCTAAACCTGATTTTTTAGATCTTGATAAAGATGGAAATAAAAAAGAATCAATGAAAAAAGCTGCTCAAGACAAGAAAAAAATGCAGACGGAAGATATGGATTTAGGTCATGAAGATGATGAACCACACATGCTTAAAAGTGATCTATATCATATTGGAAAATACGCTATGAAACTCTACCAGATGGTAGACCAGTTCGAAGGCAAAGGTGAAGTTGATTTTCCACATTGGTGGCAATCAAAAATTATTAAGGCAAAAGAAATGATGTCTAGTGCTAAACATTACCTTGATTTTGAACTTAAAGAACCTAAAATAGATGCTATGGTAGGTGTTGCTCAATCAGAAGATATAATCAATATAGATGAGAAAAAACTTACATCTGCTGAAAAAAAGAAGAAAGAAGAAATTGTTAAGGGTATGAAAAAATCTTTTAAAGGAGATAAAGAAGACATGTATGCTATTGCTACATCAAAAGCTAAAAAAGTAGCTGAAGAATTAGCTAAAAAACTTAAGAATAAATAATGACCGCTGCTGAATTAAGAGAAAAAATCAAATTACTTGTCCCTCAAGTATACAGCAATAAACAAAAAGCTGAAAATGCTGCGGTGGAGTATGATGAATTAACTAAGTTTCCTGAACTTAAGGCTGTTATTATCGATTTACTTACTTCAGATTTTGATTCATTTTTATCATCAATAGACTGGGTTGCTCCTAGACCTACTACATTTAGAATTAATTTAAAAAACAATCAAGATTTTTATTTAATTTGGAGTACAAGAAGTTGGATAGCTCAAATTGAAGGTAAAAAATACTATCTTTTGAATCTTCCTGAAGAACAGCGTGCCGCTGAATCTATTGCTCGTATATTGAGATATGGAGCTAAAGAAGATATAGATGAAAATGCAACTAGTGATAATGTAGATTTAACTGTTGACGAACCACCAATTGAAACAGCACCAGAAGCAACCCCACCACCACCAGAAGAAACAGCATAATGGATATTTTATCAAAGTTTTTACATAATATAGCATATAAATTTCCAAAAGGATATCCTGATCTAAATAACAATCAGGATATTTTAATCTTAGAAAATGAATTATCTAAATTAGGTATTAATCTTAAAGAAACACCTGTTTCAAATGAAATTTTAATTTCTGAAGTTTCAGATAGAGAAATATCTTCAAACACAAAAAAAGCAATACCTTATTTTTTAGATAATGTTGATTCATCATATGGGTTTAAAATCCAAAGTGATGCTAATCGTTTAGGAAATCCAAATAAAGTTGATCCTGAAAAAGTACAACTTTTATTTAAGGATATTTTAGGAGCAGATAATATAAAAATTTATGGCCCTAAAGCAGATCCTAACCCATCTAGCAAATTTGACATGTATGAATTTGATACAGATAATTTTGGCCCTGTCAGAATTATCTTAAGTGGAGGGGGAAATGCAGGAGAAAAATATGAACAAGATTTCATAAGCAGAGCTAAAGCATCTGCAGGTGATCCAAATTCAACTCTACCTAATGATTTAAAAGATTTATATTCTAAATTAGGAATAGACAATACTAAACTTTCATCAGATGATATTACATTTGCCGGTGCTACAGATACAAAACGAGATTTATCTTTAGAAGGACCTAAAGATATAGGATCTACTATATCAGATATGACTATTAATTATGGTGGAAAAAAATATTATGTTTCACTAAAAAACAAACAAGGAAGTGGATTATATAGTGGCCCTAATGTTCCATTCATAACATTTGATGGTGATAAAGTAGTATATAATGAATCTAAAAAAGGATCTTCTCCTAGTATAGATTTGTTATTTAATATGTTTAATATTGATCCTCAACGCTTAGCTGATGGTTTAAATAGCTATATCACTAAAGAAGGTGGATCTGATAGTTGGACTTCAACTAAAATAGACAATGAATCATTCATTAAACTTTTAGCTTCATCTATTGGATATGGATATTATTATGTTAGAGAAACCAAACCAGGAGAAATAAAAGTTACTCCTATATTAACCCCAGAAGATGCTTATGACGCTATAGGTAAAGT